TGATAACCATTTAATAGTTTTCGAATAAAAATACACCCATCGCCATCTATAAAACCAGCAATATAAGAATGTGAAGGCGGTTTGTTTTTGTATCTTTCCAAATGTTTGTTGTTATCTATTTCTATACTATTAGACATTGTTCTATGTATATTATTATATATACTCTTTATGTTGTTTATATAATAATATTAATTAAAATGTTTGTTATCAATTTTTTGTATAAATAAAAAAATAGCACAGCATAAACCATGTGACAAGTTGCTTAATTGGAGTAAGCAACCCCTGCCATACCAGACATAACACGTAACACGTTATAATTAACAGCGTAGACACGGACTTTAGCAGTGGCAGTACCAGAAACAGTTCCAGAAGAAAGGACAAGTTGTAAAACGGCATTATCAATACGAGAGAAGTTACAGGTTCCTGATGGTTGATGCTCTTCTGGGCGTAAGGAGAATGAGTATACGTTAATACCAGTATCTGGGGATCTGGTGTGGTGTTGGTATGGTTGGACGACATCAAAGTATGAACCTTCTCGCTCAGAGAATCGGTCTTGACCGTTCAATTGAAGCTTGGCGGTAACACAAGGATTTTCACCCCAACAGTGCATGTCTAAGGCAGTCTCGGCAAGAACGAAAGTTCCAGCATCAGAAACAGTGGATCCTTCTGGGACACCTCCGGTTGGTGCGAATGGTTGATCGTAGTAAGTAGATCCAACTTGGGATGGAGTGGTGGTTTGAGCCCAGATACCAGAGTTAATGGCAGTTCCACTGATATAAGCATCTTCAGCACCAGCCATTTGGAAAAGACCAGATGCGTTGATGAAAGCAGATGAACCAGAAAGTTCAGTAGCACCTCCGAAAGCATGGATGGCGTTTGGAAGGGCATCAATAGCATCAGTGTAGTTAAATGGTTGAGCACCAAGGGTCTTGTATAAGATGGTGTTGGAGGTCAAAGAGGAGCAGTAATCAACGTTAGCATCAGGTTGGACGACCCAGATAAGTTCTTTACATGGGTGGTTGAAGTTCAACTTGATTTTGTTGGATGAGGAACCAACCGATTCATCACCAGTGAATTGAAGTTGCTCGAACAAGTACTCGTGTGGGTTTTGGGCCATCTTTCTTCGTTCATCAGTATCTAAGAAGACGTAGTCAACATAAAGGGAAGCAGCAACAAGGGATTGTTGGTAAGCTTGGGTGACTTGAACTGAACTTCCAGAAGTATCAGCAAGGGATCCGACAGCCCATAAACACTCACCAATTGGTCTCAAATCAAGGTTGATCTTGACTTCGTGGTATTGAAGAGCAATCAATGGAAGAGCAAGTCCTGGGTTTCGGCAGTACCAGAAAAGAAGTGGAATGTAAAGGGTGGTTTCAGGAAGAGCGTTTCTTGGAGCACAAACTTGGGATGGTCCTCCGGCAGAAGCACAAGGTCCGTTGACGGCAGCGAAAGCTGGATCAGTGATGTAGTTAAGTTGAGTGGTGTGTCCGATCATCTTTAGGTAACCACGTCTTTGGTCGTGGGTAAGGGTAAGTTGGTTCCAGATGTGCATCCAATCACCATATTGTCTGTCAATTCTTTGACCTCCAATTTCAACTTCAACTTGAGCGACGATTTGTTCTCCAATGTAATCTAACCAACGAGCATAAACACCAAATTGGTTTTTACTGGTTCCAGTGGTGTTAGCCATGGATTGGTTAATTTCAGGAAGAGTAACTTGTAAGTAAGTTCTGTAACACAAATCACCATTTCTGGAGATGGTACAGGTAACACGTCTACCGAAATCGGCTTGTCCTTGGAAAGTTTGTTCGATGGATTCCATTGCGAAGTTGGTGTATCTGCGGTAAGAAACCTTCCAGAAAGTGATTTCTGGGGTTCCAGTCAAGAAAACGTCTTGTGCGCCATAGGCGACTAATTGCATAAGAGCTCCTCCCATTTTTATTATACTATTCCTAAATATTTTTTTCCAGGACTTTTTCGGCAAAGACCAAAAATACCTACATATAATTAAATTAATTTTTTTATTTTTTTGTAAAAACCTTGTTGTATGTAGATAAAAATAATATATTATTCTCCGTATTTTTACTGTTTATGTAGGAGGTATATAATGGCTACTTTTCTATAACTATGTTTTCTTGAATGAAATTTTCTAAATAATTTTCCATAAAAACTTCTCTTTTTCCTTCATGCTTTTTTGTAAAAACATATGTATCATCCTTTTTTTTCACAGACCAACCCTTTTCTAAAGCATTATAAATAAATTTAATTTTTGTAAGGGTTTTTTTATCATATTCCATTCTATATATTTGATATTTACTAAAAAAATCTTCTTTTATCTCATTTAGTAATAGCCAAATAATAAATATTTTTTCAATAAAAACATATATAGAAAATACATCTTTTTATACATTAACACCTATAACCCTACTTGAAATGTCGAAAAAACATTCTACTGAACTATCCTTACATACAATAGATAACAAACATAAACAAATTATAGAAAGATTTCATATTATGGAAACTGAAACTATACCACAATTAGAATTGGAAAAAGAAAAGTTGAAAAAATATATCAAAGAGAACCCTAAAATGAATATTGATAAATACATGGATGTGAAAGATAAAATCGAAGATATAAAAAAGAAAATCAAAGAAATGAAGTACGAGAAAAAAAAGTATTTCACCGAAAATTCAAAATATATTTTCCACTATTTTGAAGAAAAAAAGAAAATATCGGTTGGTGAGGAAAAAAAGAATATCAATGTTCTCAACGATTTCTTTAGAATCAAGAAAAATAAAGAAACCGATGAAAATATAGTAAAAGAAAAAACTGATAACTTCAAATACTATATTCAAAAGTATTGGAAAAATGTCAATAATGAAATAGTTAACTATAAAGACTTTCAGTATCAAACTGACATATGCCAATCTTGTTTAAAAGGAGAATTAGTATATCAAGAAGATGATGGAGTTCTAATATGTAATAATAATTTATGTGGAAAATATATTCCATATATTATAGATACTTCAAATCAAAGTAATAAAGAACCACCGAATGAAGTAACATACACAGCATATATTCGTTTGAACCATTTCAAAGAGATTTTATCGCAATTTCAAGCCAAAGAAACTACCCAAATACCTCAGTCGGTGATAGATGATATACAGAAGCGTATTCGTAAGGAGAGAATCAAAAACATTGTAGAGGAATTGGACTATGATAAAATGCGTGAAATATTGAAGAACTTGGGTTATACCAAATATTTCGAACATATCCAATATATCAATTCTATTTTTGGAATAAAACCGCCATTAATGGAACCAGAATTGACAGATACATTATGTGTATTGTTTATAGAAATACAACAACCATGGACGATACATTGTCCTATTGAGAGAACCAACTTTTTTAGTTATCACTATATTTTATACCAGTTATGTGTATTGGTGGGACAAACTCAGTATTTACCATATATAGAGTTATTGAAAGACCATGATAAACAGTTGGAACAGGATATGATTTGGGAGAAAATATGTAAGGATTTGGACTGGGAGTATAATCCAACTGTTTAGAAATATTTAATTTTCATTTTAGTGTTTAGAATATTTTGAGTAAAAAACATGTGTTACTTTACATGATACTATATTATCACCTACAAATTCAAGACTATATCTCTCTGGATATAAACTTTGTAACCACTTTGCTACTTCTGTATCTTGTATCCAACTTCCTACTTCTTTGTCCCATTTTGATACTTCTGTACTAGCAATACGAAAAGCATAGTCATTCTCAGCAAAAACATTCGTTTTTGGGTTGATTTCCAATATCCATTTTGCTGCTTCTAATTTTCCATTTTTACAAGCATGACGAAAAGCAAATTCATTTTCAGCAGAAACATTAATATCTGGTTTTATCGCAAGCAACCACTTGGCTATTTCTAGATGACCTTCCATAACAGCAAGACGAAAAGGATATTCATTATTAAAAGAAAGATTTATATCTGGTTTAACCTCAAGCAACCATTTGGCAACTTCAAAGTGACCTTCACCAACAGCACATTGAAAAGAATATTCATTTTTATAAGAAATATCTAGTGTTGGATTATCTTGTAAAAACTTTTTTGCTTCTTCTAAATTTCCTTCATTACAAATATAAGCAAACCGAATTCCCATTTCATAAACACATTGAAATATTAGTTTGTCTCCAAATTGATTGTCTCCAACTTCAAAATAATATTTTTCTGGATGTAAACTTCGTAACCAAGTTGCTACTTCTATATGATTATTAGAACAAGCCCTACGAAAAGCATATTCTTCCTGTGCTGAAATATTAATATTTGGTTCTATTTCCAAAAACCATTGTGCTACTTTTAAATGACCGTTCGAACAAGCCAAACGAAATGCTTCATCATTCCAAGCTGAAATATTTATATTTTGTCTAGTATATTCTTTTAAAATATTTTTTGCCTTTTCTAAGTATCCATTACAGCAGTAGTCAATGAATTTTTCTGTTATATTTTTCATTTTATTATACTATAAAATATGTCTGTTCTTTAAATTGTTTTTAGTGAATGTGTATTTTTTAAAACAACTTAAAGAAATATCTTGAAAAAGATAAAAGATATTTACTATTAAAAAATATCATGTAAAAAATATGTAAAGATTTGGACTGGTAATATAACCCAACCGTATAAAAAAATATAGTAATTACGTTTACATTTATAGTTATAAATATCTATAATCTATTCTATTATTCAAAATCTTATATAAAACTTAAACCTCTTCATATTTATCAATAAAACTTGCGTTTTCTCCATGCCAATATTCAGTATCTTCTCCTAGTATAGCATGACCTGATGCTCTTTCTATTTTAGTATGAATTTTTATTAGATTATTATAACTATCAGTACTATCAGTTTCAATGAAATACATAATATTTCTAGCCATTTGTTCATATGATACTTTTTCTTTCAATTTATTAAATATTTTCTTTTCATTATCTTCAAAACAAATAGGGCATTCGGTTTTTTTTACCATTTTATTAACAATTATTTTTGTAATATTGTTATCCATAAATATCTTAAAATATGAATCAATTTTTTGTATTTTTTGTGTAAACCAATATAAAAAAGAAATGATAAATAATAAAAACTATGAGTTTAATCAACCTAGTAGATAATAGTTTAACGGATAAAAATACAACTCATTCGTATTTGCCTCTTTACGAACATCTTCTTTCAAGTAAAAAAGAAAGTGCGAAAAATGTATTAGAAGTAGGAACACAATTTGGAGGAAGTATAAAATTATGGAGGGATTATTTTACAAACGCAAATATTTATGGTTTAGATATACTTTCCATTGATCGTGTTACATATGATATAATAGTTGATAGTAGAGTATTTTTACATAACAATATAGATGCTTATAATGAAAATTTTTTTAAAAATCATTTTCTTAGTAAAAACATAAAGTTTGACTTCCAGAAAACTTGAAAAAATACATAAAAGTTTATGATTTAAGAAATATAAAAAATAGGTATGATGATATAGTTTTTACAATAGATAAAAGTTCACAGGCATAATTATTACAAAATATCATGTAAAAAATATGATATTTTATGTTAAAGTTTATAAATTACATTTCGAGTTTAACCAAGACGAGGAAATCCGACTAAGTTGGCTCCAATACCGAAACCGGCACCTCCACGAGCACTTTGACCCATAGCAGGAATGAAGACATCAAGAACCGAGAAAGTAGCGGCAGCAGTTAAAGCAATGATAACAACTTCCTCTACGTTAAGGGTTTTCTTTGGGATGGCAAAGGCAGCAAGAGCAACAATAACACCTTCAACGATGTATTTGATTGCGCGTCTAATAAGTTCACTGAAATCGAAGAAAGCAGACATTATAATATAATATAGTATAACAAAAAAAAATAATAAATGACTAAATATACTTAAATAAAAGATACTATTATAATTCATAAATCCTTCTAAATGACTACTTTTGAGAGAAAATTACTAGAGTCTGGTTCTCCAAATCCTAAATATGTCGATTTACTAGACGAAGATCCTCCTATCGCAGGACAAAAATATGCTATTGTATCGTTTCTTTCTCCTGAGAATATATTAAAGAAACGCGAGTTATATTTATTCGAACAATTTGTCAAACAGTGGGAATTCTCTAAATCTATGTCTAAAACCTTTGATTTTTTACATTTTATTTCTTATAAGTATAACTTAAAAGTCGATGATGTGATGAATGACTATAATGACTTTGTAAAAGAAGAAGAAGTAAAATTAAGAGAAGGAAACTTGGAAGATGATTTCAAGACATTTATTGAAAAGAACGAAGACGCACTTAACGAAAAATTCAATAAAGAACACGCTTTCCAAACATCTGTTCGAGGTGTTAAAATTCGCGGGGTTTTTGGGTCTATCGAAGAAGCAAGAGAATATGCTAAAGAAAAGATTATGAAGATTGATCCAAACCATAACACACATGTTGGACCAGTTGGTATTTGGATGTGTTGGGATCCTGACGCATACAAGACTGGTAAGATTGAATTTATGGAAGAAGAATTGAACCAGCTATATAGTGAAAAAATGAAGAATGAGGAAAAGGCTAAAGAGGAATTTGAAAGACGCGTCAAAGAAACTAAACGCAAGGCAATCCAAGAGAATATCGAGTTGGCAAAGAAGTCGGGAAATAAATTGACACAAACCATTACTGAGGACGGACAATTGATTGGTGTTCGTGAAACAGTTAATTTTGATGAACGAGAAGTTGCCGATACGGATGTAAAGTCAGTAGATATGAGAAATGAAATATTGAATGGAAAAAAATAAACGTGGTGCTATTATTTATTATTATGAAACTATTTTTCATAATAATTAAACCAAATACTTTTTAACTATTTATTTTCGGTTACGCATAGATTTCCCAGCCTTTTTGGATGTTTTGTTTTTATAACAGCGTTTTTTCATAGTTCTCTTTGATGATCTTTTACCGGCCCAGAATTTCCACCAAGGTTTTTTAGGGCATTCAACGCTATTAGAAATGGCAGTTTGTTCTTGAACTGGTGTACTTGGAGAAGGAATGTTCTCTTGAACTGGAGGTGTAGGTGGGTTTACCTGGTTGGTAGTGTTAGGAGTCATTTCATCACCACCTTTTGTAGTTCTTGTTCTAACACGATATTTATTGTATGTTTTTTTTGCCATAGTAAGTATACAATATACACATACTTTTTTCCTAAACCTACCATTTTGATTTTTTGACATTAATAGTAGGAGCATTTTTCTTTTTACCTTTCGATGGATCATACATATCATCGTCTGAATCATCGGCTATTTCTTCACTCAATTTCCAATATTCTTTATTTCCTAGTTTGTAATCACCGTGTTTTTCTGCTTTATACCAAAAAATCATATCCTTTATATCATTGGACTTTGAATTATTGTTTATCACTAAACATTCATAGTTTGCGGTTGTTTGGTCTAAAACCGCACAAAACGCTTCTAAGGTTGGAAACATACTCGCATAATTTTCCCAAAT